GGGCGGGAGGTCGAGCTGGTCCTTGGCGGCGGGGCCGACGACGACGACGCGACAGTCTTTAGGCTGGACGGTTTGGGTGCCGGCATTGGCGATGCGCTTGTCGGGCTGGGCGGGTTGCCAGTCGTCCGCTGGCTGGGCGGGTCTGTAGGCCAGCCATGCGCCGAGCACGACACCGGCGGCGAACAGCGCCAGGAGAAGTACGACGGCGAGCAGTGCGCGCTGGGCGGTGTTTATGGCATTGAGGACGACCATTACTCACCCCCGCCTTTGTTGAGCGTGCTGTCGAAGGTGTAGCCGATGCCGACTAGCGCGATGAGGGTGTTGATGGTGGGGTCGTGGAGATGGCCTGCTTTGAGCAGCGCCCAGACCAGCTCGGGGTTGATGTTGTCCGCCGCGCCGGAGCTGACCGCCTGCCAGCTGGCGAGCAGGAGCAGCACCAGGACGATGCCGCTGCGGTCCGGGCTTTCGGCCAGCAGGTAGTCTTTGAGTGAGCCGCGATGCCGGCCGGTCTTGCACACCTTGCGGTAGTGCACGTAGGCGCCGAGGGTGAGGAAGATGAAGGCGGCCGCGAAGGAGAGGATGCTGGTGGTGTGTTGGGCGTCGTCCATCATGCCACCCCGCTGCTGTAGCTGGGCACGCCGGCGGAATCAAATGTTGCGGTCATCACTTGGCCGCGCGGGTGGTTGGCGGTGCCGACGTGTACCCAGGTGCCTTCCATGATGATCTGGTCGATGCTGCGCATTAGGTGCGGCTGATGCGAGACGTGGCGGACGATCTGCAGCGGCGTGCCGAATGCGCGGGCGGTGATGTCTGCCACATCGCCGCGCGGGTGGCCTTTGCGCTTGTAGTAGGCCGCCCACCCCGCCTCGTCCGCCATCACGCCGTGGCGCGCACACCAGGCGATGAAATCTTTTTTGCACAGCACGCGCTCCAATGCTTCGCAGCGATAGCCGGAGTTGATGACGATATACACCGGCCTACCCGCCTCTTCGCGCAGGCTGGTGCGCATCGGTTCCAGCACGTCTTCGGCGAGGCGGCGCAGGTTGTTGATGACCTCGGGCGGCGGGGTGTTGTCGATCCCCATCCGGGTGGCGGTGTCGGACTGGCACAGTTCGTCCAGAGAGAAATGTTCTGAAAGCATCATGGTCATGATCAACCTCCTTTGATTTTCGCCACGACGCCCGCCCAAAGTGCGGCAGCGAAGGCAGTGGTGACGATTGCGATAAAAACCAGCACGCCGTGGTCGGCGGCTTTGCGCAGACGCTTACCGAAGCGCAGATCCTCGCGGAACTCTTCCACGCTCTCCGGCTTGTCTATGTCCACACCGAGAATGGCGAACACCTTCTTCACTGCGTGATCAGCGACGGACGCGGCGTCCGGGCATGACCCCTCCGTATCGCTTGCCCTGCGCTTCATTTCGCACCCAGACATCAATACCCCTCCAATGTTTTTTCTCGGCAGAACGCCGCGAATGGCGACGCCGGAGGTGATGTGTGGGTCGGCCACTGTTATTCCCCTTTTGATAAAAATCTACACAACTCACCCAACCGCGCCGGGCTGTACATCTCTGCTGCTGGGATGCCTATCGCTTCGGCGCACCATTCGGAGCAAAAATACTTGCTGCCGTCTCGCCCACCTCGGTTGAAGAGCTGGCCGCGAAACAGGCCGAGCCAGTCGTAGGCGCGGCCTTTGGTCTGCTCGAAGAACTCCAGCACTTGTGCGACATCTGCCCAGGGCAGCGGGATCACGTCCCAGTTGCCGCTGTCCAGATCGATCTGCTTGGCGCGCACGCCGCTATCCATCAGGCTCGCCGAGAGGCACACGCCGCACACCACCAGCTCGCAGTGCGAATAGATCGAGCCCGTCCACCAGCGCGTGATGCGGTTGCCCAGCTTCCCGCGTCCTTTGTAGAGGGTGAGCCTGACCATTACAGCCCCAGTGAGGTGCGCACTTGGGTGATGAACGTGCGCCACGCTGCCACGGCCGCATCCAGCTCGGCTTGCGTGGTTGCAGCACGCATCGCGGATTGCGCGGTGAAGCGGGTGGTGCGCATCGCCAGCACCGCCGCACGCAGGCCATTTGCGCGGGCGATGATGAGGTCGGCGGATTGCTGGTCGGTGATGCCTGCGGTGGCCGCGTAATCCGCCACATAGGTCGATGCCGGGCCGGTGTAGCCCGCCGCCTGGTATGCAAGGGCGGCCTGCTCGGCCTCGTCGTATTCGGGCTTGCGGTTGCCGATGGCGGCGGCATAGATGGCGTCGACATCGGCGTAGGTGGCGGCCAGTGCGGATGCAATCTGCTGCTCGATGCTCGGCTGTGGTGGGTCGATGGCTATCGGCCGGCCGTTTGCATCAGCGGTGATGCGCTTGCCGGCGGACTGAGCATCGAGCAGCGCACGATGTTCTTCTGCGCTGATCTCAACGGCATCAACCGGGATGTTGTTTTCGTGGATTTTGCGGTCGTAGAAGCCGCCTGTTAACGCTGAAAATAGCATGTTTATCCCCTAATAATTTAACGGCCAACAGCAATCCAAATGCATGAATTTGCAGTGGATGGGTTTGCGATGAACAACAATTGTGTTGCTGCTTGAGACAACAGAGAGGCTGCACGAACAACCCCGTCGCCAGCGGTATTCCCGCCGACAATAACGGAGGATGCTAAACAAGCTGTCGGGAAGGAAATGGGAAATGTGACAGTAGTTGTTCGATCCCCTGCGCTGTTAGAGGTTGCAGTCCCCCACTGAATGATCCACCCACCAAGCCACGACGGGAATTTGACGTATCCATTAGTGGCTATTGAGGCGGCAAACCCTGCCGCCGTTGCGATGGCGAGCATCGAACTCCGTATCCACCCCGTTGTGGCCATGCGCGCACTGTCGTCTACGCCGGCTGGGTCTTCGGCGGCGGTGACGGCTAGCGACGGCACCAGCGAGGTGACGTAGAACTTGTCATCAGCCAGCACGTAGTGATATTGCACCACCGCGCCCACCGGCAGATCTCCGGCTACTAGTGCTGCGCCAAGGCCATTGACCAGCGCCTTCGCGCCACCGCCCGCGTCCAGCGTGCAGGCACCAGTGTTGGTGACCGCCACCTTGAGCGTGCCGCCAAAATCTCCGGTGTAGGCCACGATCACCGGATCAAGCGCGACGACCTTGGCATTGGCGGTGCCGGTGTCCAGGGCGTAGTTGCCTGACTGCGCATCGATCAGGCGCTGGATAGCTTCGGTCATCTGCCCCAAATCCTCATGGTTCGGTGTAATCCCCGCCGCCACCAGCAACGCCTGGACCTCCTGCGACAGCTGGTAGAACCAATATGCCCCGCCCGTTGTTGGCTCAATACCTAGCGCCGGGTCGCCGCCAGTTGGGTAGCCTACCGAGGGCGAGGTGGGTGCATCGGGCGGTGTGGCGGATGCGCCGGATTTCCATAGATTCGGATTCATTGCGTGTGCTCCTTATTGATAGTTGATCAGTAATATCGTGTGTGCGGGTTTGTCATCCAGCAGCGCGCGTTCCAGCAAAAGCCCCTCGAACCAGATCGCAAACGGATCGTCCACCGTGCTGTCCACCGACCACTCTTTGGCATTGACGACAGGCACATTGGCGCGCCAGGCGAAGTTCCAGTCGAAGCCATAGAACGGCGCATCAACGCTGTCGCCGGCAGTCCATTCTTTGAACTCGGTGATGGTGATCACAAACCCCATGCGCGCAGCCATCGCGATGAAATACGCCGGGCTTTGGCCGCCGCGCTCGGTGATGCGCGAGACCAGATTGGCGCGGCGTTGATCGGTGGAGAGCAGGCTGCCATCCAGCGGAGACAGCGCGGACAAGCCTGCGACGCGTTCCCAGTCCACCAGCAGCTCGGTGGTGTTGCGCGGATCTGCCTCGTCGATCACTTGGCCAGCGCGCGCATCGATGCGGGCGAATTCTTCGCTCAACGCAGACAACAGGCGGGTGAGCACCACATCCGGATCGCGCGCCCACGCCGGCCCCTGCGGCAGCAGCGCCTGCAGCTGGCTCAGGTAATCTGCCGGCGTCATGCCCATGTGATGGTACCCATCGTGGCCATCTGGCCGGTGGTGTGCGTCACATCAGCGGCGGGCACGGTCAGCGTGTGGTCGGTTTCGCCGGTGGCGATGCTGATGGCCTCGCGGATATGCGAGCGCAGGATGGTGCCGCCCGGCTCGGCTTCGCGGCGAATCAGGTCGGTCAGCTCGGCTTCGACAGCGGCTTTGACCGATGCGGTGGACGGGGTCAGCGCGATGGTGAAATCCAGCGGCACCGCGACGGGCGCAACCACGGTGACTTGTGCTGTCACCGGACGCAGCGCATCGATGTAAGCCTGCACGGTGTCCACCTCGCCCGCGTCCGGGAT